ATCAACGCCAATGACGCCCATCGCCTTGGAGTTGAAATCGTTACGGCGTATGCCATAGATCGCCGAGCTGGCGACCACGATCTGGTTGCCGCGATCATCCAGATGCTCAGTCCAGCTGTAGCGGGTCTTCTTGTCACCGCTACCGAAGGCAGCCACACCGGCCTGCGCACCGAGGAACAAGGCCCGAGCCGCCGTCACGGTGGCCGGGTTGCCGTAGTCGGAGAAGCGCACGACCCGAGGATGGGCGTGCAAGATGACCCCGGCGTACATGCCCAGCGCCCCTTTCATCATCGGGTTCTGCTGGCCATCGGCACCGGCAGCGGCTTTCTGCACGGCCAACCAGCTGGATTCGCCGGAATGGGTGCGCATCGACCACTCCTGGTAGGGACTCATCACCAGGACGAACGCCTCAACGCCGTCCACCTTGGCGGGCTGAATCGGCAGATCCACCATGCTCTTGGCCTTAGCGACCAGGGCATCAACCGTAGCCAGGGTGATGCCGTCGGTCGCATCCACGCTGGCTTTGCTGGTGGCGTTACCGCCGTAGACGATGTGATCGCTATCCAGCGCCGTCAGCGCGTTACCGGCACGGCCCGTCCACGTGGTGGGGAAGGTGTAGTCCGGGTTCACACCGCGAGCGCCAGACAGGTAGCTGAAATACTGGCTATCGAAATTTTTCGCCCACCAATCTCCCATGCGCTTGAGGGCAACGGCCCGCAGGTCATGCAACGTCCGTTTCCTGGTCATCGCGCCACCGGCATTGATACCGATCCGCTCCTGATCAATCAGGACATTGCTGGAGTAGAAGTTCAGCGCGGTTTCAGCGCCTTCCAGGATGTCATCACCCTGGGTGCCTTCGACGTCGATCTGGGCGGAAATGTCGTAATTGACCCGGTCGCCCGCATCGCTATCCAGTTCAGAATAAATCTGAATCGGCGTCATGCTGTCAGCCCCGACGCCAGCGAACTTGCTGGTGAAGTAACTGGCCTTGGTGGCCTCAGTCGCCAGTACAGCGGAATAGCGCTGTACGGCCTTGGCGTCGTTTACGCCGATGATCGTGGTACTCATAATAAACTCCTCACAAAATGAAAAGACGGACTACTTCACAGCAGTCCACAGATGATGAAACTGGTTAGGCCGCATAAAGCCAGCGTTCCCGCTGGTCCACGTTCATCTTGGCTACCGCTTTCTCCAGTTGCAGCCCGGATAACTTGTCCAAGTGGCTAAATTCGATGTTGCTATCATTCGCTTCTGCGACCGGAACCCCGCCTAACGACGGCGGTAACTGCGGCTTGCTCCGCAGCGGGGTGGCCGCAGCCGCAGGAGCGGGATCCAGGCCCATCAGCGCCCGCATCTGGCTCTGCACCATCCCTTTGGCCTGGGTCAGCTGCTCCAGGCCGCTCAGGCCGGGGTGCTGGGCGCGAATGGCCGACAGGGCAGATTCCATCAGCGGCAAGGTCACCGGACTCTCAAACACGGCATTGGCCGGGTCTTGCCGGAACGCACTGACCGCTTGGGTCCAGTCCTGCTGGGTGCGTTGCTGGTGGTACTGCTGGGTGATCTGCGCCTGGGTGATCACGGTCTCGGCTTCGCGCTGATGGCGCTCCAAGACCCGTTCCTGGGCGCGGTAGTCCTTGAAACTCAGCTCGCCGGACTCGTAGCGCCCCGCCAGGTCGTCGCGTTTAGCTTCGATCTGCGCCAGAACCTCGGTCGCCTGCTGAGTCAGGTCGGGCGAGATCGGCGCGGGTGAGCGCTCAGGAGCCGGTACAGGGGCTTCTGGCGCAGCCGGTTCGGGGGCAGACTCGGGCGCAGGGGCTTCGAGGACGGCCTCGGGTTCAGCCGCTTCCGGCGTAGCCAGCAGTTCGATTTCGGTCGGGGTCAGAAACAGGTCTTCTTGCATGGGGGTCACCGTAAGGGAGAGGTGATGCTGTATTGGGTGCCGGGCTGGTACAGCTCACCGGCTTTGGCCTGGTTCAACGCCGCGTCAGTCAGCAGCTTTTGAATCTCAGCCATCATCTTTTCGATCTTGGTGGTCTGCTCCTGCACCGCCAGTTGCCGGTCTTCCTGAGCCTGCTGGGCCTTAGCCTGGGCGGCTTGGGATTCGCGCTGCGGGGCTTGCGGGTCGGCAGGATCGGCCTGGCCATTGAGGCGGCGCAGGCGCTCGACCACCGCCTGCTTATTCGGCAGATCAGAGTTATCGAACACCAGGTCTAACAGGTTCAGGCTCACATCCGGGGGTAAGGACGAGGAGGCTTGCATCAGCAAATCGAACGTAGCCCGCCGTTGAGTTTCGTGATAGTCCTGTTCAGCAACGATAAAATCCGCTTGGGATTCGTTAATCGGGTTCAGCATTCCTTGTGGCGTAGGCTGATTCACTGCTACAAAGGTCGGGGCACCTTGATCGCCGGTAATGCGGAATACCTTAGCCTCGGTGTAGAACTGCTCGACTAAGGACAGCAGCAATTCCCCACAGAGTTGAGTCGCCAAGCGCAGGTTATCGAACAGATCCGCCGTAGCCACCGTGCCTTGAGTCTGTTTGGCGAGAATCGCTTTACCGCTGATGGCATTGGTCTCAAGCCCCAGGTTCTCAGCCGTTACGCCGGTGATCTGGCGAATGTACTCACCATCCTGCAAGCCCATCTGAACATGGGAATCAGCGAGCTGGGCATTGCTTTGGAAGTCCATCCGTGAACCGGGCTTAATCCAGACCACCTGGTCAGGACTCGCGGCATCCAGCTCAAAAGCATCGGGGTCATCCACTGCGCCTTTATCGGCAATCACCTTGTTGGTGGAGAGCAGAAACAGGGCTTTGGAGCGGCGCTTGTTCAAATCGAGCTGGGCATCACGGGCATTGCGGACGACGCCATACGGCAAGCCATCATAGCCTCGACGATAGGCGTAGACCGGGACAAACGGGAAGCGGTTATGCCGGTAGGGCGACTGGCTGTGATAAAGCAGATGCTCACCCGCAGTAAAAAATGCGACGTACATCACCTGAGCCACAGAATCATGCAGGGTGGCATAACCTTGGGCGACCGCTCGGGTCATGGCCGGGTCTTTTGCATCATAAAGCCCATTAAAACGGCCTGAGATGCGAGTCACTCGTTCCGGCTTGCGATACCAGGCTTCGACCAGGCGGACAGCCTTACGCGCATCGTAACTTTGCAGCCCAGTCGTGATTGGGTAGTACTCGGGCTGTTGATAGGGCGTGCGCAAGGTATCGTAGAACTCAGCATCCGTTTGTAGATGCTGAAATTCCCCGGATTCCTGTTTAAGCAGCGCTTCGTGCTGCGGAAACATTGCAATCGCAGTGTCCAGGTCAAGGATCTTGGAGCGGAACACAAAGCGAGCGTCGCTCAGGTCATTGGTTTGCGAATGCGGGTCTACCCAGACATTCCGCCAGGTCTCAGCGCGAACAAACAGGGGTTCGTTCGTGGGATCGGCTCTCAGGCCAATCTCTAACCACCCTTGGCCTGCACGAACCGCATCGCCAAAGGCTTGCGAGCGTACAAACGGGAACCGGCTGGTGTCCGAGAGGTATTTCAGCAGTTGTTGCTTGACGTTAGCGGCTTCACTATCCGACTCTTCCCGTGGCAATACCGAGAAATCGATCTTATTGCGCCGCTCCAAGCCAATCAGATGATTGATAGCGGGCTTAATCTCATTGAACACCAACGGTACTTGGCCGCGCTGTTCAAGAATTTGTCGCTGGTCGTTTGACCACTGAATACCATCGGCGAAGTCTTCATCAATCGCCTGTTCCGCCCGGTTCTCAGCATGAGCTTGACGTGCCTGATGCCACCAGTTAGCGAGTTGTTTTACGTCAACCAACTCACCATTCTGATCGGCTTGCACATCATCAGCGCTACCGCCAGTAAATACGCTGGGCTGTTGTACCCAGTTACCGGGCGTCAAGGATAGTCTCCCCGTTCGCCTTAACCACTAAGCGATCACGCTCAGCCTGCTTCATAATATCCAGCGTAGGGGGCGGGGGCATTGACAGTAGAGTACGGAACTCATTGGTAACAACCTGGACTATTTTGTAGACCTCAGACCGAGTAAATCCCGTGGTGCCAAATAAATGTACAGCGTAAGCTGTTGCTCGCTTCACGGCTTCCGCATCATCCAAGAAATGAAACGCTACCGATAGCCCGACACAGACGAGCTTACCTGCACGACTGATGAAAAGGGCGGGTTCCATGCGCTGATCAATCGGAAGGTATCCGTAGTCTATCGATAAGCTCATATTAGGCGGCCTTCACAGTGAGTTCGATGTTATTCGTCTTTAGGAAATGACGGAAACGCCGATAACTAACATTA